TTTCAATATTTACATCTAGAGAACTAGATTCAATAAATTCATGATGCACATTATTTTCTATTGCATGTTTTTGAAACTCTGCTAAAGTTCCTTCTCCTGCAAATTTATCAGGATGTACATGATCTATAGATACTAAAGCTGTAATAGGGGACATTTCTAATCTTCTACGATCTTCAGCTATTGTAACCATAGCATTACCTTTTTCTGATAATCCTTTTAAGAAAGCCCATGATGATCCTATTTCTCTGACACCTAGCTCATGAATTACATTACAATCAGATGCATATTCTCTTAAGGCGTCAAAATGTGTAGCCATATCACTCATTGAATGTCTGTCCATAGTACTTATACCAGCTTTTGCTGTAAAAATTTCATGTAAAGCTTTTGTAGTCATTTACTTATCAATTCATATTTATCTATATTATTACGAAGTTCTTCTGCTCCTACACTAAATAATAAATCTATTATAGAAGTAGAAGACAGTGAATCTTGTCGTTTGATGAAACGTAGTTGGATTGGATTAAATATATCTTGAGTATAAAAATCAAGACTCAATCCTCCAATAGGATTTATATACATATCTGCATCTAATTCATTACATATAGTAATAATTTTTTGTTCTGCTTTTAAATGTTCTACGTCAAATGATGAAGATAAATGCCATTTTGATGTTATATTAAGTATATCTGCTATAGTTTCAAAAATTAAAACACAACCATCTGAAAATTTTTTATCTTCTAATTCTTTTATAAGTGGAAAAAGATGAACAGAGTATTCTTCAAAATACGGACTTTTCTGATAGTTATGTTGAATTGACCTAATTAATTTTGTAGACCATTGAGAACTAATATAATGTTCGTTAATTTTTTTATTCTGAGAAATCTTACTAACAGGGATAGTAAAGATCTGCTCTTGACCATTAGCAATAAGTTTATTTCTATTCATCCAACTCTTTTTAATAAAAGTAACATCATCCATAAATACAAAGTGATCTACAGCCTTCATGAGTTGTAAATAACCAAAATAAGGAAATGCATAAGGTTGCATTACTGCTATTTTAATCATTAGCGTATACTACACCATTAGTTAATATACAGTCACTTTCAAGGTCTTCAAAAAGTATCTCTCCTGATTCAAGTAAATTACTATTTTCTATACATACGTTTTTAGATATAGAAGAATAAGGAGATAGCACATTATGATTACCTATTGCACAATTAACACTAATAGATGAGTACGTACATAATAAATTAAAGTTACCTACTTGAGTATTAGCATTTACTAATGAATACATTAAAAATAGATTACCTATTCCAACAGTAGAACTTAATGACTGATAAGAGTTAGGTGCTGACATATTAGGCCAGTGATTAATATTGAGTTCATAATAACCTAAAAAGTGGTTATAGAATTGTGTTCTCCACTGAGGGTTAGCAGTACCAAGAATAAGTTGAGCTTCTGGTGGATAGGTAAAAGCTTCTGCGCCTTCTTCTCCTATACAAAAAGCTTTATCATTCTTTAATATGATAAAGCCTCCAAAATTCTTAACTTGATTAGCCACAATTATTTGCTCAAATACTTCTTGAGCAAAACTTCCGTTTCCTAGAATATATAATTTATTCATTTTATTTCTCATTATGATTAGAGGCCCGTTCTGTTTCTAGGTGGAACCCATACCCACCAGTGCTAAGCTGCTAGAGCATAACCTGTAGGCGCAAAATTATCATTTGCATTTGTAGTTGTCTTACGATTAAGGTTGTTTGCACACCTGCTTCTCCACTTAACTATACACTACCTGTCGATCCTATTTCAGCCCCATCAAAGATACACTATAGTGTTTTTCACGAACGAACAAGGGATGCATATTGTCTCGTGAGCCAACCAAGGCTGTTTTGTTAATAGTGTATCTATGGTGGAGCTGTCGGGTACTGCCCCCGAGTCCAGTTCAGCTTTCGTCTTGCTTCTTCAAAGCACTTTGTTTAGCTAGTCTTTTTAGTTCTTCAAAATTAATAGTAGCAGATTTTACTAACACATGATCTTCTTCTATTGATCCTTCGATCTCATCGTCATCAGGTAAAATAACTTTCGTCAATGGATAGCTCCTTTGGGTCAGACTCTATAGTTGCCCAATTAAAGACTCTATAGTTGTCTGCTTCTAAATCCCAAACTAGTTCCATACCTTCTGCGTATGTTTGCTCAGAACCTGCTCCATGACCTATCTCTGAGTCAAGAAACGCTTGTGGTAGATCAGAAATTTTAGCAAATAGCATATCTCTTGACTCACCGTTCTTCTTTTTAAATGTTCCTTTAAAGGCTCTCATTGTTATCTCCATATTTATTATATATCTATAATATACAATGATTAACCAGTTAGCAAGAATACATTAACTGTCTTTTACTTTTACTAATAGATCTTTAACAACAGCATCCCATTCTTCATGACTAAATCTCCAATGAAAATCTACAGATTCGGTTTTAAAAAATAGTTTTATATAATCTGTTTTCCTATAAAACTGCCAATAAATTGTTCCTATAGTCCATTCATATTTTTTAGTTGAAGGCATACAAATTTTAATCATTTCTCTAATAGGCATTATAATATTTTGTACGTGATTATCTGTTACTCTTAGACCTAGATGTACCATTTCCTTTTTGTGCTCTATTTGTATTTTGATTCTGTCTGGAAACATTTTTATTTTTATTCCTATTTTTTTTCATAGCATTTAGTTCATTACGAATCATTTGCTGTTCTATTTGTTCACGTTTTTTATGCCATCGTTTTTTACCTGCTTTAGCAGCTAGTCTACGTTTTTCTCCAGGAGGAGTAAAGTGTCTTTTTTCACGCAATTCTTTAGTCATACCTTCATTATGAAGTTTCTTTTTTAGAATACGCATAGCTTTATCTATGTCGTTATTACGAACAAAGATAGTCATTGTTTTTATACCATTATTTCTGGGTCTTGCTTTCATATTTTTCATACTGTTCGTAATAATCCTTGATAGTAGACTCATAATCTCTAAACTTATAGTCGAAATCAAAAGTCTGTTTAAGTTTATTTGATAAGAGTAATCCTCTTTTTTTACCTGTTGGACCTAATTTCTCTTTAGTTTCAAAAGATTTAGGGTACGCTGCTTTAATAGCATCAGGATCGCGAGTAAAGTCATATGAAATATTATACGCTCCTGGATTCCATTTGTCTATAATATTTTTTACTGTCAACACAAAATCGTTAATATAGATACAACCTGCTCGTTCTATTAGAACTGGCTTATTAATAGCCATTTGTCTTTCTATATTCATCCATATTGGATACTTACCATCACCCATACCGTAAACATGTATTGGGCGAAGACACACATCTGTTTTGCTTAGGGCTTTCTCTGCTTCTATTTTACAACGTCCATATAGGTCTACACTTCCTAAAGAGCATTGCTCGTCGATTAATCCTTCCCAAGTGCCGTAAACCATGCTACTACTTATGTGTAAGCAAGGAGTATCCGGAAAGAATGTTTTTATGTTCTTAAATCCTGATACTATCGAATGTTGAGTAAAGCATTTAAAATATTGACTTAGTATAGCTTCACTTAGTGCACCACAGTTTATAATTAAATCATATTTATTTTTCTTTATAGATTCTTTCATTTCAAAAGTCCATTGTCTATAAATTTTTCTAAATCGACCTTTAACTAAATCTATCCTATATCTAGTAGCTAACTGTTTATGTCTTTTTTCTATAGGATTAACTTCTTGTAATCCTCTAGTGCCTCTATGAATAAATCTGTAACTTACATATGCTTCATTAAAATTATCAATAATATCTATTGTATGATCGTTACTTAACGATGCTACTAAATGACTACCTATAAATCCTAATCCTCCTGTTATTAGTATTTTCATAAAATCTTTTTAATTCTCGAATTTAAGTCATTTATATCAATAAACTGATGACAAGGAAGTTCAATTGCTGTTTCTGTAAACTCATTTGCCCTAGGAAGAGTATTTGTATTAGGTTGAAATACAGATTTAGCCAGTATTTTTTGTGACTTAAATTTGTTAATTACTGTTTGTTTTTCATTTCTATCTGTTAGAATTATAAAACGATGAAATATGTAATTTTTTCCGCTTAAAAAATTATAAGGAAGATTGTTTATATAGTAAGTAGCAATATCGACTCTACGCTGTCTATACTTGTTTTGCTCTATTAATTTTATATCAGTATTTAGTACAGAAGCTGATACTGTATCTAAATACGATTTTGTTCCTATACCATACTCAGATGATGTATGAGAACATATAATTTTAATTTTATTATATAGTTCTTCATCGTTAGTAGCTAAAGCGCCTCCTGCTCCTAAACATCCTGGTGACTTTGTAAAATCAAATGAAAAACATACCATGTCTGAGTGATAGCCTAATATATAATCATAATCTTCGTTCATCACAAAAGAAGGAGCAGCATCTTCTATAATTTTAACATTATTTGTTTTACAAACAGTAGATATTTTAGATATATCTACTATTGTTCCAAAATTATGTACTATGAGTACCGCAGCAGGATTATGTTTTAAAATTAAATCTTCTAATTGATGTAAATCTACATTTCCTGTATTGTCAATATCACAATATATAATTTTTAATCCCACAAATTTAGGAGCATTTACTGTAGCTCTCCATCCATAGGCAGGAACAATAACAGTATCCCCAAACTTACACAGTGTATGAAATGCTATTTGTAAAGAATCAGTACAACAGTTAGTAAATTGCCAATACTTTATAGGATTATATTGTTTACAAGTAGTTTCTAATTGTTGATGAGAAGGAGATGGTTCTCTTCCATCTTCTGATTGAAAAGGATAATCCATAGCATCATTAACTGCTTTAAGATACTCAATTCTATGAGCTTTTAATCTATGATTATGCGGTATACATGCTATTGCTTTTGGCATTTATTTCTAACATCTTTTTATAGTAATTTTCTACATTTTTTGTAGAGAGATCCATAACTCCCTCTTTAAATTTACGTTTTGCTTTTTTATCTACAGTAATCATACTACTACCTCGTAAAAATTTAGTTTTAAGATAGACTACTGTTTGTTTATGATCTAGTCCTAAGTCTCTAATTCTAGGATACTCTCCGTGCGAGCCTCCTCCAAATCTAGTAAATGGATGGTCATAGAAAGCATCTTCCCATTCTTTCTGCACAGTTTTACACTGATTAAAATTCATGGTATCATGTTCCCAATAAAATACTGGATCAAATGTTAATTTTTTAAAACCAAATTTTTCTGGCATTTTTGAGTGATCTGAGAAATCTATAACACTTGATAACTCTTCTATAAAAGGTGCTACACCTAAACTAGATACTTGCACCTCATCTAATAGTCTCTGTTTCATTAACCATTCTAGTGTTTCTGCTAAACTTTCAACAGTTTCTTTAGGTAATCCTATAATAAAATATGCTGTAAACCAGAATCTATCTTTTCCTTTTTTACTAAATATCTCTATAAGTTCTTTTACTCTATCAGGATTTAACCCTTTTCCTGCTGCTTTTCCTGCTGTATGACTTAATGTTTCTATACCAAACCACCCAGCTCTATAACCACTATCTAGTAGTTCATCCATAGTTTCAGGAAATCTATGAAATAAATCTAATCTAGCAAAACTTACCCATTCTAACTTAAATGGTAACTTTGCTACCATTTCTGCCCAATTACCTACAAAACGTCTGTCATCATTAAAACAGTCACTTGATATATTATATCCAGTAGTACCAAAATTATCATAATTATAACATAGTTCATCATATAAAAGTTTTATATCTTTTTTATGTGTTCCTCGTTTTTCATAAGAACAAAATTTACAATTAAAAGCACATCCTCTACTTACTTCTAAGGGTAGCCAGTGTCTACGTTCTATAGCATCTTTATGTGAAAACAAACTAACAGGAACTTGTTTTTTAGCAGATTTCCATTCTCCAAAATCTGATGGAGAAATTACTTTTAATCCATTTTTTACAACTGTAGGTTTTATTTCTTGTTTAGCTTTAATTTTATTTAACAACTTAACTGCTGTAAAATCTGTATACCCTGCTAATAAATAGTCTACATATTTTGCTACACAATAGTCAGGTGGGGCTATATCTGAAAATTGTATAATCTTATGTACTCTATGGCCACCTAATATAATTTTAGCATCTTTATTATATTTATCTAATAGATTGCGCATCCTACGTAACCAAGGAGTAAGATCTTCATTACTCCATTCCCATAAATATAATGATGATGCTGCAACTGTTTCGTCAGTTATATTAGCTACTTCTTCATGTTGTATTACTTGACCCATTCCAGAGCCTATCTTACTAGCTGCTGATTCAGGCAATAGAAAAGTAGTGGTTATGCCTACACACAATGTTTTTTCATCTATAAAGTTTTCAAAATAATCAAAAAATTTATCTTCATCTTTTATAAAACGAAACCAGTCAAGAACAATTGCATCATATCCTGCAACTTCAAGTTGACTTCTTACTACATACGGTCCCGCATATCTGGCTGCATAAGTTTCTTTTGAATGCGTTGGTATATCTGATAAAAGAATAATTTCGCTCATAAGATGTATTAACCAATAGCTCCACGCACCCATCTTAAAGCATAGTCTTCAGTCATCTTAGCATGAATATGATTTTTGTGAACATTATTTTGAAATAATATATAACAGGGTAATCTATCAGGTTTTTTACAATATTTTTTAAGTCTGCTATCTGTTCTATTTGCTAACTCTATTTCTAGTCCAGAAATTTGATTAGCTATTGACTGTAGTTGATTTTGGATATATACTGAATTTATTGAATCAGCAAACCCTACTAATTTATGACTCATTTATTTTATCCTTTAAAAACTCTACTTGTTCAGTGAGCATTTGAATTTGTTCTTTTAGTTCTACCACTTCTTGATGGAGGTATCTAATATCTCCAGCTTGATCAGTCGCTAACTCATTAATGGTAGCGTTAACTTGTCTAATCTCAAATTTTAAATCTTTTTCAGTTAAATACATAAAGTCATTATACAATAACAAAATAAATAGGTCAACACAAAAACGGAAGTATAAGTATATGAATAAATTATGTTGTAATAAAGTTAATTTATTTTTTGAACAACTAGATAATAAATGTATTCCCATATTAGCAGCACAAGGTATGAGAGGTCATGCACTTTACAGAATATTAGCTAGTCATAAAGAAGTTTGGTGGGATAGTAGCATTATGAATGAGGATAAAAAACCTAATTGTTCTTCTATAGAATATCCTAAACAAGATGGGTTTTGGAAATGTCCTAGAACTACTAGATCTAATACTGTTAACTATATAACAGCTCATACTGCTATGTTTATTACTAAAGAACTATCGGATAAATCTTTAGAACATATAAAAAATTATTATACTACAAATAGTAACTTGATATGCTATGTATATATGCACGCAGAATTAATAAAATATATGAATAGACCTTATATTTATATTTATACTTCTAACTTAAAAAAACATTTTACACAGCGTTCTTATTGGTTTAAACAAGATATGAGAAAACATTTTGAAGAGTATGATAAGTATCATCAAAAATTAATGACTATACCTAGTACTAATCCCTTAGCTTTTAATATTGATATACATAAATTATTTTCTAAAGATGAACAAATATTTGAATTATCGTATAAAAGGATTGTAAATCACTTTAATTTTACTTCAAATATAAATGATGTTAGATCTTTTATACTCACATATCTAGAACGTGAGCAATCTGTATCCATAGGTGACTATTAATGCAAACAATCAATTTTTGTGGAGATTCTTTTTGTAGGATTGCAAAAAATCCAGATGTTGCATGGACTACTTTATTAGCTAGTAAACTTAATGTTAATATAATAGGATATGGAAAGTCCGGAGCAGCACATGAACACGCTATTAAAACTTTTGATGAAAAGGCTGATTATACCGTCTTTTGTTGGACAGAGCCTCACAGATTATATCATGTAAAGTATCCCTTGAGTATTGTTTCAGCAGAAAATGATCAACATAAACATCGTATATACGGAGCAGCTAACGTATACTACAAATACTTACACAATATGGATTTAGCAATAGAAAGATATAATAGAGATTTATATTGGTTTGATAGTATAGTGCTAAGTAAGTATAAAGGATTAGCTATTCATATTCCCTGCTTTACTACTATATATAAATTTACTAATCATATAAATATTAATACTCCAATCAATAAACTAAGAGATAATCCAGGAAAAATGAATGTACCAAAAACTTTAGAAATTGCAAACCACATGACAAAACAACAAAATGCTATGTTAGCCGATAAACTATATAATATAATTAAGGAAAGATCGTGAAAACAATTAACTTTTGTGGTGACTCTTTCTGTCAAAAAGAATCTGATATTAATAATCGTAGTTTGTCGTGGACTACTCTACTAGCTGATAAATTAAATGTTTCTATCCTAGGATGGGGTGGTCCCGGAGCTGCTCATGAGCATGTTTTTAGATCTTATGATGAAGAGGCTGATTATACCGTCTTTTGTTGGACTGATACTAATAGGTTATATGTAAATCCTGACTATTCAGCAATTATGGGACACCTACATCACTTAATTCATCAGCTAGGAGGTTTGCATAATAATATACAAAAAGCTGCTTATGCTTACTATAAATATCTACATAACATACCTATAGCTAAACAGCGTTATATGAGAGAATTATACTGGTTTGACCACGCAATTTTAAGTAACTATAGAGGAGTAGCTATACACTTACCTTGTTTTGGTATTCCATATGTATTTACTCATGGTATAAATATTGATACACCTTTAAATGACATGAGATCAAAAGATGTTAAAAATGAACTAAATAACCACTTTACAGAGCAAGAGAATGCTATGTTAGCTGATAAACTATATAATATAATTAAACAACATATGTAACACAGAATTCATTTTATGATTGCATGATTCTCTTTTTAGTTGTATAAATAGTTAATAAATAATGATTGAGAAAAATTATGCAAACAATTAACTTTTGTGGCGACTCTTTTTGTCAGAAAGAGTCTGATAATAATTATAGTCTGTCATGGACTACACTACTAGCTGATAAATTAAATGCCTCTATTACAGGATGGGGTGGTTCTGGTTCTGCTCCTGAACATGCTATCCAAACCTTTGATGATACTGTTGATTATACCGTCTTTTGTTGGACAGATCCTAATAGGTTATATGTAAATCCTGACTATTCAGCAAATATGAATAATCAGCGCCGCCGATTTTCTCATCAGCTAGGAGGTTTACATAATAATATAGCAAAAGCTGCTTATGCTTATTATAAATATCTACATAACATACCTATAGCTGAACAACGTTTTAAACGAGAATTATACTGGTTTGATCACGTAATTTTAAGTAACTATAGAGGAGTAGCTGTGCACTTATCTTGTTTTAATGTTCAGCATGTATTTACTCATGGTATAAATACTGACACACCTTTAAATGCTATGAGGTCAAGAGATGTTAAAAATGAACTAAATAACCACTTTACAGAGCAAGAGAATTTTGAACTAGCCGATAAACTATATAGTATAATTAAGGAAAGATCGTGAAAACTATCAACTTTTGTGGCGACTCTTTTTGTCAACTAGTACCTGAAGTAGCTGATCGTAGTTTCTCGTGGCCTATACTACTAGCTAATAAATTAAATGCTTCTACCATAGGATGGGGCAACCCTGGATCTGCTCATGAGCATGCTATTCAAACCTTTGACAATACAGCTGATTATACTATCTTTTGCTGGACTGACCCTAATAGATTATACGTAAATTCTGAGTATTCAGCGATGGTAGGGGAACTAGACAATCATATGTACAAGCTAGGAGGTTTACATAATAATATAGCAAAAGCTGCTTATGCTTATTATAAATATCTACACAACATACCTGTAGCTAAACAACGTTTTAAACGAGAACTTTATTGGTTTGACCACGCAATTTTAAGTAAATATAAAGGAGTAGCTATACATTTACCTTGTTTTGATATTTATTATACGTTTTCTAATGGTATAAATACTGATACACCTTTAGACGCTATGAGATCAACACCTTTTAAAAATGAACTAAATAATCACATGACAAAACAAGAAAATGTTATGTTAGCTGATAAAATATATAATATAATTAAGGAACACCATGAAAAGACCAACTATAAGTGAAGCAAAAACATTCTTTTATCAAAATGCACCGTTTGTTATGGACGAGTATGAAGATATGAAACAAGATTATGGTGAGTTTTTTGCTGCACGCTATATTATTGAAATACTAATTGATTATAGAAATAATGAGAAGGAAGCAAGTAATGGATAGAGTTGTAAATCCACTTAATGCCGTAGGATATTCAGACTGGGGTATTAAACGTACAATTCGAGAAGCTGAGAATGTTTCACGTTGGAATCCGTGGAAATGTCATGAATGGATGGAAGAAGCTAGAGACCGTATGGATTTAGACAATTTATTTCATGAAGAGTATGATTCAGCAGTACGTAGAATCAATGCTCATTGGCGTATGCTTCCTAGATTTAGACATCACAATCCCGACGAATTTTGGAAAAGGGATAAAGTTAGCTACCCACCAATGTATCTGGAACTAATGGTAGATGATTCTGATTGGTAGAATTTTCTATTTGCAACAAACTATAAACTATGCTATTAATAAGAGGTAAATTATGTACTTTAAACTTGTGTCAAAAAATGGTTATCGTGATCTAGTAAGGAACGCGCGTCGAATATGTGTTTCACAGCTGAGTGAAGAAGAGAAAAGCGCAGCTTTTGTAGAGCTGTATGAAATACTTAAAGATAAACTCTTCGAGTCTACGCGTTCACTTAACATTGAAGCAGCTTATGCGGATCGTTGTATTCACTGGAATCAGCGTGAGATTGACCAGATCAAGCCTGTAAACAATATGAGAAATCCGTGGCTACGCTTCAAACGTGAGTTTGAACAGTGTTTAGATGGGAGAACTCCGTCTAAAAATGTTGAGACAGCTTTGGCTTGGTTCTATGCATCCCCTTATCGCGATGATTGGATTGCTTCCTAATACGACCGTAGGGAGTGTGCGAGCGTAGCTGGTACAGCTACGCTCTTTTTATAAGTGAATTGAATAATGACAACAAAATATGATGATATGGTATGGAAAATTCTATGCGGTATGCCCATCGAAGTATTCGATGAGGACGACGACACTGTTTGGGAAAACGAAACATGGGAGTTAGTAAAAACAAGAACTGAAGGAGATTATAAAGATTCAAGAGCTATTGGTTCTGCAAATCTAATAACTGCTTTGAACATGGTTCATCAGAGATTGCTAGTAGATGGAACTAAGTCTGATGATATAACCGCATTAAGTCATGATATTTTTAATAATATTTTAGACAAATTTACAGAAGATAAACTTATAAGAAAAAGACCTGAGAATATCAGAAAAACCTTTCAACTAATAAATTAGGAAAAACAAATGGAAGTAGCACTAAAAGCAGAATTACGTAAAGAAATCTCACGTATTGTAGATCTAATGATTCAAGGTGAGGCAATTAGGGAGTCTATTAATGAACTTAAAAAAGATATTAAGTCAGAATATGATATTCCTGTAGCAACTATTACTAAAATTGCTACCATTGTTCGTAAAGAAAATTTACAAGAAGAAGAGGAAAAATGGGAAGAAATTAAAGATATTGTAGCAGCGTGTCTCTAAATGTCTAGAATAATGGTCACAGGCGACTCGTGGTCAGCAGGGGAGTGGGATCCAACTCTCACTCCCGAAGAAACCAGAGCTTTTGCTGAAAAATATTCTATATCTAGATATTTAAGAGATTTAGGTCATGAAGTAGCACACGCTGCTAATCCTGGTTGGGGTGATTTTGTATCTTTAAGTTGTTTAATGAGTCATGAAATAGGGTTTGACTTTGTTATATATGTTAAGACTTGTGCTACACGAGATTTTAAACATCTAACTCCAGAACATCATAGAGCATATACTACTACTGATCTATTTGAAAAAATTAAGTTAGTAAAAGAATTAGAATATAAGGTACTAGATCAGTATAAACATAAATTAATTCTTTTAGGCGGTATAGAGAAAATTGAACCTGACTTTAATTGCTATCTCAAGATTCCTAGTATCACTGAATTTTTCTATCCTGATTTTGAAGATACAACTATTTTTGGGGACTACACTCACTTTGAAAAATATTCAGACAATGATAAAAGAGGTGCAATGAAACTTTGGGAACTTTGGGAGCATAAACATAATTTTTGGAAAGAACACCCTGAATATTTTGCTTCAGCTACTGATCAAGTTCATCCTAATAGAAAAGCAACTAAAGCCCTAGCTGAATTTATCCATGAGCAACTTCGCTAATTTTTTATGACTTTTTGCCCCCGCATGAGAATTGTCTGGGGCCATGTCTTTATGTTTTTCTAAATCTAAATGAAATTCTACATAATCATCCGTTAATTCTTCTAGTAAGGGTTGTAGATGTGGAAAACAACAATGATGAATCATAGGTATATTAGCTCTTTGTGCAAGTAATATTTGTTTGGCTACTGCACCACTCCATAGACGTTGAACTAGTTGTTGTTCCGAAAAATATAACATTCCTGCTGCATGCCATGCAGCTTTATGTTCTTTTATGTTTCTAGTATTACCTAATATTTGTTCGGATAGTATCCAGTTTCTATAGTATTTTTCGTTTCTCATTATGTGATTAGCTACTATAAATCCTTGTTGACATTTATTTCGAGCATCCCATACTTCCCATCTATATTCACTGGTATGCCCTACAACAATCAAATCAGGTTTTAGCTTGACAGCTTCTTCAATTTGTGTTGTAATAAGATATTCAGAAGCACCACTTTGAGCAAAGTTGGTAATATTACTACTTAGTAAATATGGATAGGCTTGAGTTTGTTTCTCAAGACCTTCTCCTTGTGTATAACTATCTCCACAGGCAATAATGAACATAAATAATGAAATCTTTATAGTAGGAAATTCTTGGTCAATACCAAGCGATAAAGCACCTATACCTGCTTTTGATCAATTAGGTTTAAAAAACCGTTATGAAGAGCCAGGTATAACTTTAGATGCACAAGCTAATTATATCATAGAGAATGATCTTGTCAATCGTTTTAAAGTTATTTGGTTAATCGGACATCATCATAGGGCTGATCCTAAAGGAAATGGAGAATACCTGCTTCCTTATGGTTGGTCTAATAAAAAAGATATATGGGGTCAACTAGTACAAGATATATGGTTTAAGAAAATTACTCGTATGTCTTGGTATGAAAGAACAAATGCTTTATTCATAAAAGCTGTTTTGGGAATTGCAAATCCTAGTAATTTAATGTTAATTCCTATATATAGACCTAATATGATAGAACAACCTATGATAAAAGATCATCCCTGTATTTGGGAATATTATTTAAGAGATTTAGCTAAGGAGTATGCTGATGGCGAGGGGCATATAAATCAATATGGCCATAATCATCTTGCATTGAGATTGGCTTCGGAGGTATTTGAAAGATGGCAGATTACATTGCAGATGAGTGGACAAGAGCAGTTGAAATCGGATTTTCGGAGGAGATAGCTAAAAAAGCTGATAAGATTGTAAAATACTGCACAGCAAATTATATAAAACATGCACATCAATGGAAATGTGAGTTTGCAGGTAAATCAGCTATACTTTTAAAACCTGGAGAAGGTTATGAATGGCATTTTGATAATCTAGATTTTGCAGAAAAAAGACTTACTACTTCTAGACCTGGACGCTTTTGGACTCATATGGTTTATTTAACAGAAGGAAAACCTTTTGAAATAGGAAGTTGGAATCCTAAAGGTGATAGAGTATTAGAAACAGATTTTTCTGCACCTGAACCTGATAATATAATAGCAAGAATATATCCTAAGCCAGGAAAAACAGTATTATTTCCTTGTTTTATGGTTCATAGAATACAGCCTATAGTAGATAACTTTAGATGGGCGTTTGTAGATTTTGTAGATACACCTAACTACTCAAATAAAACTAAAGCAGATTTAACTTATATATTCAAAAGGTACTTTGATGAACATACTAGGAGTAAGCTGTTATCATCATGATAGTGCAGCCGCAAACATAAAAGATAATATAATTTTGGGAGCATCCCATGAAGAACGTTTTTCTCGTAATAAATATGATAATAATTTTCCAATTCATACTATCAATTGGTTAAAAAATGCTTACGAAGATTTTGACTATGCTGTATTCTATGAGGAAACAACTTATAAAAGATTTAAAAGAGATATTAAAAAAGTAACTAAGGCTAAGCCTGTATTAGTAGATCATCATGAATCTCACGCTATGAGTTCTATAATTACTACTGATTGGGATGAGTGCGCCGTTATGGTAATAGATACTGTAGGTAATAAATTTTCTACTTCATTAGGTGTATATTCTAAAGGAAAATTTACATGGCTACGACGTATGCGCTATCCTAATTCATTAGGATTATTTTATAGTTCTGCTACTAGATTTTTAGGATTACAACCTTTATCTGATGAGTCACAAGTGATGGCAGCAGCAGCTTATGGTACTCCTAAATGGTCTAAGTATATCAAAGATAATATTTTACACTATGACCATAAAGGTGATTACACAGCATTACAAGATCTAGAACGTGGTGTAGGTTATGGTACTTTAGATTGGGATATAGCGGCATCTGTTCAACATGTTACTCAAACAATTATTGCTAATATGGCTAGTTGGTTACAGCAAGAAACAGGTATGACTAAACTTGCATATGCTGGTGGAGTAGCTTTAAATTGTGTCGCTAATACAGAAATCTTAAATTGGACTAATTTTGAAGAGGTAGCAATTCAACCAGCAGCTGGAGATGCTGGCTGTGCTTTAGGTGCTGCTGCGTTACTTGAAAGACCTAAACACTTTACACCTTATCTAGGTGTTGATAGTAGTAGAGGACTACATGCAAATGACTATGCTAGTAAAATTTTAAAAGGTGAAATAGTTGCAGTAATTGAGGGGCAAGCTGAATTTGGACCTAGAGCTTTAGGAAATCGTAGTTTGCTATGTTTGCCAAGTGATGATAATATTAAAAAGTTAAATAAAATTAAAAATAGAGATGAAGATTCATGGAGACCTTATGCTCCTATATGTCAGGTAGAAGAAGCTACTGAATGGTTTCATATAATTAAGGCTTGTCCTTATATGTTAAATATATCTAAAATTAAAAAAGGTCCATTTAATACTTACGATAATTCTGCTAGACTACAAGTTGTTAGTCAAGATTCTAATATTTTTTTATGGCGTATTTTAGATCAATGTAAAAATCATGGTCAATCTATTCTAATAAATACAAGTCTAAATGCTAAAGGAAAACCTATTGTCAACACAGTCGAAGATCTTAAAGAACTTCAATCTCAATACGAATTGTGCGGCATTATTTAATCATATAAATGTAAGACCAGATAATATAGTCTATCCTTGTTGCCGATTTAAGCATCCAATTGGGTCTTATACTGAAAATATATTAAATAGTAAAGTATATAAAGACCTAAGAAATAAAGCTAATAAAGAACAACTTTCTGGATGTTCTAAGTGTTTTCATGAAGAATCAATAGGTAAAGAATCTTTTAGAAATCAATGGAATAAAAATTATACTACCGATAGTGTGTCTTTAAAATATTTATTAATAGGTTTAAATAATATCTGTAGTTTAACATGTGACGGGTGTGGTCCTGAATGGTCAAGCTCTTGGTTTAAAAAATTAAATCCTAGTACTCCTATAAAAAAAGGATATAAACATACTGATATAAATTACATACCTAATACAGTAGAGTTTATAGAGTTTCAAGGAGGAGAACCTTTACAGACTTTACGACATAGAGAATTATTAAGTTTACATCCTAATCCTTCTATATGTACAGTACAGTATGTAACTAATTGTATGCACTCCTTAACTGATATAGATATAAAATTATTTAATCGCTTTAAACAAATAAAATTTTGGTTGTCAATTGACGGTTATGGTAGTACTAATGATAGAGTTCGTTCTGGATCTGTATGGAAAATTGTAGAAAAAAATGCTATTGATATAGCTAGTAAGTATTCATGTAAGGTAGAGACTACCTTACATAAAAATAATATATTTGATATGCCTGATATGTCAGAATGGATAAAACAAAATAATTTAAAATGGAATATATTTCCATTAACACGTCCTAGAAATTTAGACTGTGCTTATATGGAAGAAATTAATAAAGTTATTGATACTATTTCTAGCCTTGACTATAGCGACAAAAAAGAACTTATAGCACATTGTAACTCTCAATCTAACCTAACTGACTGGATTAATTATGAATAACTGGGAAACAGTAAAAAAGTTTACCTATACTACTGATTGTGCTACTGACACACTACCAACAGGTAGAACATATCATACTCCAGATGGCTCTTATCCTAGTATTACAACTATACTAGGTAAGACTTCTGATCAAACATGGTTATTGAAATGGAAAGAACGTGTAGGAGAAGAAGAGGCTGCTCGTGTATCTAAAGTAGCTACTGATAGAGGAACTTTAGTACATGAATATGCTGAACGTCATTTCAATGGTGAAGATATATGGGATGAATTATATAAAGAAGCTGTAGACGTTATTCAAATGAGTCGTGACTTAGTTCGTGCTACTGAAAAAGGTGTAGAAGAGATTTGGGGACAAGAACAGGTTCTTTGGTCTAATAAATATAAATATGCTGGTAGAACAGATATGGTAGGTATTTGGCGTGGAAAACCTACTATTATAGATTTTAAAACATCAAAGAAAAAGAAAAGTAATAAACAAATAACTGATTATTATATTCAAGGATGTGCATATGCAGTAGCACATAATGAAATGTATGGTACAGGTATTCAAGATGTTGCAATTGTTATGACAATTGATAATGCAGATCCTATTATTTTTGAACAAAGTGCTGTACCTTTTCTACCTCTATTAAAGAATAGGAGATTGTCTTTTGACAAATTGCAAGCAGATTCCTCTACCTAAAATAGGTAGCGAGGATTTAGATAAAATTATATCGTTTTTTACTATGGGTAATCATTTATTTAACGAAAGATATGGTCATCATGCTTGGAAATCTTTTGATATTATAACTGAAGGTAATACTTCTCCTATGATAAAACATTTTCCAAGTATTGTAAGATGGTTAACTACTTGTAAAAAACATACTGCTATACGAAATATAAATGATTTATATTTGTCTATACTAATGCCTAGAAATCAAATACCTTGGCATGTAGATATGCAGCAAACAAATGTCTATGCCAATAGTGTTATAACTTCTATCTCTACAGCTAATAGTTTTATAGAGTTTGAAAATGATAAACAGTATCGTTATAGAGAAGGACATAGTTATTTAATTAAAAGCGGTGTTAAACATCGCATCATGAATTTAAGTGATTTTTATAGAATCACTTTATGTTTAACACCTAAGGAGAATCCCTATGCTCAAGTGGATTAGAGATAAATATGACGATTGGAAATTTGAAAAAGAGTTTCAAGCTAGGAAGAAAGAAATAATGAAGATTGATCCCTTTATTTATGATCTGCCCGATACAAACAATTTTAATATAGGTAGTGATATAAAAAATGGTAACTCGAAGGATTAGAAAAGAATTAAAAATATTTCTTGAAGACAAAGAACTTACTGATAAAGAGAAAAGTTTTATATCAGGGTGTATAAAAGCTCAACAAAAACATCCACAATTAACTTCTAGACAGTGGCAAATAGTATGTGAGATAGAACAAAGGTATAAAAATGTCAAAATATCTTGATAAGTTAAAAAGAATTTTAGTATTAACTCCTGATGCAATAGGTAGTACTTATTTTCAAAGATCTTTAACTGTATATTTAAATTATCATGGACATCCCACTAAAAATTATCATGATTTATGTAATCTTACTTTAGATCTACCTTTTTTAATAAAAACTCTTTCAACTAATACAACTAGTACTATAGCAAGATGCTCTCCTTATAGATCTTTAGAATTTGGTAATAATACTAAAAAATATCTAAAATTTTGTAATTATTTTTTTGAAGATATTTATATAATTGATAGATGTTCTTTTGAATCGGTTCTTAGTTACTGTAATACTCATCAATCTACTAAAAAAACTTCTTTAAATGTATATACTAAGTATGACTACCTACTTGATAAAAATAAAACATCTTATACTATTGATAATAGTACTTTTATAGAATCTTTAAAATACTTTGAAAATTTTTATGTATGGGCAGATAAATACTTTCCTAAATACAAAAAAATAAAACATTTAGATTTAATAAATGATCCTGATACTTTTTTTAAAAATGAATTTAATATATCCTCTGATAAAGAATTATCTTTAAAAGAGTATAATAAATTTAATACCTTACGTATACGTAATGGTGATTTAAGTAGGTACTCTACTACTGACCTATTAAAATTTATAGATATTACCGATTATATAGATTTTTTAAATCGCCAAGAGTTACTAATACATAGAAATAAGTTTCCTTTAAAAAAAATTACTTTAAGTGAGAAAATAAAAGATATAAGTAACTTTACAGAGTTATTAGATACTTATAATAATTATCCCTCTAATCACTTTGAAAAAATTACTTTACAACAAATAAATAATAGAGCTATGTTAGAAGATAATTTATGGACTATTTAACATATCCTTTTAAAATAAATACTCTATCTACCACCACGGGTATGGATTGCTTTCCTAATGAAAAAAATAAATCAAATCCTAATAAAAAACCTTTATCTTCTGTTAAAGATTGGGTTAACTATCCTTATCCAATTTCTTATAGTATAAATTCTAGAGGTTTTAGAGATAGTGAATGGCCTAATAACTTAGATGAGGTAGTATGGTGTTTAGGAGATAGTTTTACAAAAGGAGTGGGAGTTCCTTTTGAGCATACCTGGCCTTCTATACTTCAAAGTCAAACTAAAAAACGTTGTATAAACTTAGGTATAGACGGCGCTGCTAATCGTTTAATTTTAAATATTGCTAAACAAATTGTTTTCGAACACAACCCTAAATATATGATAATTATGTGGAGTTATCCTAACAGACGTTATAAAGACCCATGGAACTTCAAACACTATGATTCTTCAGCTACAGATAATGATGATATAAAAGATTTTGTTAATTGTTTTAATAGTATAAATACTTTACTGCCTACTATTTATAATACTGTTGTTCCTCTTACTTATAAGTTACCTGTTAAAAATTTATACAAGTATAAAGTACTAGATCTAGGAAGAGATGGTCATCATTTTGATTACTTAACTGCAGAGCCTATAGTAGACTCTATAATACAACACTTTAAAAAAGAATATAAACTATGGACTATTTAAACTATACTTTTAAAAGTACTATGTCTATTAATGAAGATGGTATGGATTGCTTTCCTAATCAAAAAAATAAATCAAATCCTATTACACAACCTGATTGCACTCCTCTACAGTTTATAAATTATCCTTATGGAATAAATTATAGTTATAATTTTAGAGGTTTTAGAGATAGTGAATGGCCTAAAGATTTAAGTGATGTAATATGGTGTTTAGGAGATAGTTTTACTTTAGGATTAGGTGCTCCTTTTGAGCATACCTGGCCTTCTATACTTCAAAGTCAAACTAAAATGAGATGTATAAACTTAGGTATAGATGGAGCTGCTAATCGTTTAATTTTAAATATTGCTAAACAAGTTATTTCAAACTATAATCCTAAGTATATAGCAATTATGTGGAGTTATCGTAATAGACGTTATGAAGACCCGTGGAAGTTTATACATTATGATCCTTTAACTACTTCTCATGATGATGATAAAGAATTTTTTGATTGTTTTAATAGTGTAAATACTTTACTTCCTAATATTTATCATACTACAATACCTTTTACATATCCTACATATCCGTCCAAAACAATATTTACATACGAACAAATAGATACCGCAAGAGATGGTTTTCATTTTGATTACTTAACCGCAGAGACTATAGTAGACTCTATAATACAACATTTTAATTTTAAAAGATATGATAATGAAGTATAAAGCTATAGTTGACTATTATGAAAATTGCTATAAACAACATGGAGATTCTCATCTAGGTGTTGATTGGCCAGATAAGGCAGATGCCGATACTAGATATAGAATTATGACTGAAGGTGTAGAGTATTGTGGTGGAGATTCTGTATTAGATTTTGGTTGCGGATTAGCACACTATTATGAGTATTTAGTAAAACAAGATAAAAATTATTATTATGAAGGTTTAGAATTATCAAAACCTATGTTTCATAGATGTGCTGAAAAACATCCTTTAACTGTATTTCATAATATTGATATTCTACAAGAAGAGTGGACATTACCAAAACTAGATTGTGCAGTAATGAATGGAGTTTTTACTGAGAAATTAACATTAAGTCATAATGAAATGTTTGAGCATATGACAAAATTAGTTTCTTTAGTATTTAATAATGTAAATAAAGGTATAATATTTAATGTTATGTCTAAACAAGTTGACTATGAAAGAGATGATTTATTTCATCTATCTGTAGATAAATTAAGTTGGTTTATAAAAGAACAATTATCTAGAAAATTTGTTATTAGACATGATTATAATTTATGGGACTATACTGTATATATTCTAAAGTAAGAAAAGAGATAACTATGGCTAGAAAACCAGTCAGTAAAGCAAAAATGCCATGTAATAAAGCTAAACGTACACCGGGACACCCTAAAAAGTCTCATATAGTTAAGGCTTGTAAAAATGGTAAAGAGAAGATTATTCGTTTTGGAGAGCAAGGAGCTAGTACTGCTGGCAAACCTAAAGCTGGAGAGTCTAAAAGAA